GCTGGCATACCCTCAATGTCTTTTTGCTTGTAACGCAGAACTGCAGCACTCTTGATGTTAGCTTGTGCCCATTCAGTCTCATGGCCCTCGTCTTGGCCTTCAGCAATCAACCACTTAGGTTTTGGTGCTAGGGCAATAGACTCAGTTAAGCTAGTCTGCCAGAAGTTGTACATCCTTTGTGGGTCTTTGGCTTGCCTGACCATGCCAAACTTCTTACGCTTGTTCTCAACAATCAGTTGTTGACCATAAACAGGCACAATGGGAATGTGCTTACCTGCCCAAACACCTTCTTCAAGCACTTGCATACCTGTGACTTTAGCCCATCTAATTTCTTTTTTGATGGTGTCACGTTGGTCAATGATGTCTTCTGCATTGCCTTTAAAGTCTTCTTTATAGACTTTAGTGCCATCAGCAAGCATCAATAACTTGGTTTTCTTCTGTACTGTGTAGAAGTATTCAGCAATGCGAATATCTTCCTTGGTAACCCATTCTGCGTTGGTATCACCAGTTCCTCTAAGGTTAAACTGAGCACCATCGTCAGCATCAGGGTACATCTTTCTAAATGTTTCCTTGCTTAACACCTCAGAAATCAGCACCCTTTCAGCATCAGAACCATCAGGGGCTACTGAATTAGGGTCAAAATAAACTGTAAATGGGTTAATAATAGGCTTGATGAAGATTTCTTGGTCAAAGCTATCAGGGCTTACATAATCGTGTGTGACCCTAATAAATCCCCATCCCATCCTGACCTGAAAGTCTACTGCTGTGTCATAGGCTTGGTCAGCATCTGAGTTAACCTCAATGTGCCTAATCATTCCTTGCACAATGTCAGCCATCTTAATGTCTTGGTTATTGTTTACAGCATGGACTTTGATTCTAGGTCTTTGTTGCCTGATGTTGTTTACGACTTGGCGAACATAGGCATCTATCTTATTGATGGTCAGGCAAGGCCTAGATTCAAGCGTACGACTGTTTTGAATTTCAACAGGCCATTGGTCACCAGCACTAAATCTAAGGTCTTCTAGGGCTTCCTGACGATTCATCATGTCTGCTGTAGTACACAGATGCAAGAACTCCTGTGCTTCTTCGATTAGACCATTTGATTCAAGATCGTCCATTTTTAGCCCATCCAATTGACTGAGGGTTGATATACTGCCTTCTTAACTACCTTTTTAGGCTCATTGACCATTAAGCCAATGTACCTAAAGGCATCAGCACCATGACTGTATTGGTCGTGCAATGGAGTCTTGCTAAATGCTTTGGTATCAGGATCGACCTCATACCTGTAATGCCTCAAGGCTTGTAGCCCTTCTTCACAGTTAGTGCGATCAAAATAGCAATTAGGAAAGATTGTTCTTGCAGCGTTAATAGAATCAACAATTGGCACTCTTTCCAATATTCTAGTCTTAAATCCTAAAGAACGCACTATTTCTTCAATGCTCTTGCCATTTGATGCTAACGTCCTGTTTTGGGCATCGTGTGGCAACCACAATGTATCTATCATGTAGCCAAAGGTCTGCAACTTAGCCATGATCGCTGAAATCGTTTCTTGGCTTGTCTCATGGTATCTGATTAGCCTTGTTTCCATGCCTATGAACTGGACAAACCAAATAGCAGTTGCATCTGACCAACCAAGGTCAAAGACTGCATGAACTGGCTTTACAGGGTCATAGTTAACCTTGGCAATCCTGCCTTGCAACTCAGCCATCTGCAGCTCTTTGGCAAAGATAGCACCATCTACAGTCTGCCTACAAACACCTTCCCAGACTGTTGCATAAGCCTCTGGGTCACGAGCTTTGAGGGCATCTTTCTCTAACCTTAACGTTTCAGGAAACCAAGGATTGTCTGACCAGTTAATCTTAACGACTTGAGCATCACTTGGGCTATGGATGATGAAACGTTGGTAAGTATTGTCAGATTCCAGCTCTGGGTTAAAACTTACCCAAATCTCTGATTGTTCTTTCCTGACCGTAGGAATCAATACATCCCATGACCTAGCAGACACGCTTTGGCCTTCCTCAACCCAACAAATGTCCACACCCTCATAAGACTTGACGTTAGCTACGTTGTTCTTTAGGCCAACAAAGTTAAATTCTGAACCATTTTTGCCCCTGATTGTTCTGTCAGTAATCTCATAGAACTCAGTTAGCTCCATAGACGCAATCTGGTCACTCAGGAGCTTGTGAACTGAATCTTTAATTGAAGTTTGGAATTCACGAGCACAAAGAATGCGTAAAGGCTTAATTGCACCTTGAATCAACAAGGCTCTTGCAATCCCCCAAGACTTTGCACCCCCTCGACCACCCCACAAGACTTTATACCTTGATGGCTTAAACAGGCATTCTAGCTTCTCAGGAAACTCTACCTTGTTAATGGCTTCTTGCAAATTCACAGTTGGTGCTCCCATAAAGCAGGGTTGGACAGGACAACACTTCTATGAAACCCATCCAAGGGGCTAATCCTTTTCACCAACTTCGTTAGGCTTGACAAACGTCACCTGAATACTTGGGATGAGTGGTGTTCCACCCTCTCCTGTTAACTCTACCTTGCTATTGTCCCTGTACTTCTTGGGAAACCTTGCTGCCATGCTTCTTGACCAAATACTAGCATTCAGCTTTGCTCCATCCTTGTGCTCAAGCATATACAACTGGCCTTGTTCTTCCCACCAATTCTGTTCAGCTATCTTAGCATCCTCCATGGCTTGCAAAAAGTCAGGATAAGCATCCTTCCATACATAAATTGTTCTAATTGAAACACCTAATTTAGAACTAATTTGCTCAATACTTTTGCCCAATGCGCCCAATTCCCTGACTTGATCGCAATATGCAGGGTCATAGAGAGTTGGTCTACCAAAGGGCTTTAAAGTTTCAGTCATTGTGGTGTTTCTGATTGTTCAGTTACTGCTGGCTTTGGTGCTTGGGCTTGTGCTTGGGCTACCATTTTGTTAAGTAGTTCTGTTAAGTCTCTAATCTTGTGCTCTAAAGACTGAATAACCAAATTAACTTCTTGTGTTGAGTGGCTAAAGTTAAACATTTACTTTCCTTTTTTCATTGGTTTAGGTTTCTTTGCAGCTTCACGCTTTTCTAAGTACGCAATCGCAACAGCTTGCTTGACAGGCTTACCTGCTGCAACTTCTGTTTTAATGTTCTTTTTAAATGCTTCAGGTTTAGTTGATTTAATAAGTGGCATGATTAACAGTTCCAGTTTTTGAGTGATGCTTTAGCCCTTTCTGCAGGGCCTTTAGCGTTTTTGACAACCCCTTCCATTCGGGCACAGAAACTTGCCTTCCTACCCTCATCCTTCTTAGTCTTTGGGTTAGGAGCTGGTGTTTTTAAGTGGCTACCATTCTTTGCATTGTATTCAGCACGACCCTTTGCAGTCATTCCTGCACCCTTTTCTGTAGGGTTGTAAGTCTTGCCCTTACCAGTTGTCTTGTGTTCTATGGGTTTATCGTGCTTTTTCATTTTTTGGCGGTCTTAGCTGATTGTTTGAATGCTTCTGCAGTTGGAGCACCCTTTGAGCCTACCTTACGCATCTTTTCTACAGGCTTTCCCTCTGCCTTTTCCTTTTTGATGCGTTCTTGCTTGGCATGAATATTTGCGTAAAGTCCAGCTTTCATTCTATTTCCTCCACAAAACAAACGTCTTGCCATGACATAACCAATAATCTTTGGTCATTGTCCTTGAATTCTTGGTATTTTAAATACTCGTCTTTGTAGTCTTTGGCTAATGTCCCAAAGTAAACCTTGTCACCAATATTAAGGCCTTCTTCTTTGGCCTCATCACCTACTGCAACAATGTATCCACAAGTGTCTACTTCTGCAGTTTGAATGTATAACGTGCTTTGAAATCTTGATTCAGGTCTGACAAATATCTTGTCTCTTAATGGTTTCATTTCTTTGGCCTCCCTCTGCGTTTTGGGGGGTCTTCAAGAACTGGTAATTCTAAGAGCTGCCTTTCCATGTGCGAAAAAACACCTGACTCATCAGAATCAGGTAAAGGCTTGGCAACTGCTTTCTCTGCAAATTCTCCACACAGCTCATTCTCATGCCTCATTTGGTAAACAGGATACCTCCTGCAAACTCCCAAATCCTTGCCATGAAAATGTCTGCATGACTTACAATCATTTCCAGCCATTAAAGTACCCTTTGACTTTCTTGGTTAGAAGCCCATCTAGGTATGCTCACTTAGATGGGTTTCGCTTTACATACCATCTTGGTCGTGGTCGTAACGCTTGTGCTCGTAAACAACGTGCTCTCTTGAACCTGTGTTCATTTCTCCCAAACGTCCATCGTGATGGCCCATGTGACCAGCGTCACGCTCGCCAATACCATCAGCCTTACCCATGCCAACACCACCCATGATGGGTCTTTTTCTTTCACCAGATGTGTCTGAAGACAAAGCACCCTTTGGCACTCTCTCACCAGTTGCACCTGTTTTAAATACTTCTTTGTCTTCCATAGGAACGCTTACCTTCTTCATGCCTGTGCGATCAGAAGATGTAACTCCCTTTGGCTCTTTCTCCATTTTTGGATAACCCATGATAAATCCTTTGTTTCTTTGCAAAAAACACTACTTTTTGTAGCCATTCCACTATATCACAATTTAAGTTTGTCAACTACTTTTTTAAGCAGCCCTCATCACATACTGAGGCTTACCAGCTTTGCCTTCCCTTTTTTCGTCAGTTGTATAGATTAACTTTTTACGCTTTAAGGCAGCATAACGAGCTGTAACTGACCCATAAGGCAAATTATGGAGTTGGGCAAGCACTTGGTCTGATATACATCCCTCTGGATGGCTTCTAATGACCTCATAAACGATTCTTTCAAGGGTTTGGGTATCTACCTTCTCTGCTGCCTCTTTTGACGTTTCTGGAGCTTCTTTTCTAGCCAAAAACTTTGGCAAAGTTCCAAACTCAGGTAAGTTCATTGCTTTAAATAAATCCATGTTGCACCTCAAAAGGGAATGTCTTCGTCTGTTAAGCTAAGTCTTGGCTCTTGCCTTAAATTTGGCCTAGCCTGATATTGGGGTTTAGGTGCGAAATCTTCTTTGGCTTCAAAAACAGATGCCCAACCATTCCAACCGCCTTCAATTACTGGGAAACATTCAATATTTATTGATTCACCTTTGTCTGTTTGCACCAATGTGCCAATTTTCATCCAGTAATTTTTTGTTTCACCATTTTTGTCAACATAGGTACGCATTTTTACTTTGATATCTTTTTTCATTTTAAATTCCTTAATGTGATTACTTTTTGATTAACTTCTTCTAAAAACTCTGTGATTTCTAGTTCCAACATCTTGACGTACTGGGCCTCAAACTCAATACGCTTAACAAATAACTGCAAGTTTTCAGGCATTCTTGGGTCAAAACTCACAAAATCACACCATTTGCGACCAGTACAAGCCATTTGCCATTGCATTTGGGGCAAGTATTTAGCTGGTACTTTTTGGCTTACCAATGTGTCAATGTGTGTTGATGAATTAGGACACTTAATTTCTACCAAGCCATCTTCACCTACAAATCCATCAGGACTAGCACCACTCATGTCAATCGTTGGATGGTCAATGAAACCAACTTCCTTAACAAATGTGCTCATTTTCAGCTCATAAGCGTTTCTAGCGTTTGGCTCTTGGTCTGTACCCCATTGCATAGCAGGGCTTGAAAAAGCCTCTCCTACGCTGTTTGTGAGCCTTTCTAGAACCAATTGGGTTGCATAGTTCTCTCTACTAGCACTTGGGCCTGATTTAGTTTTGGCTATGACATCAGCAACTCGACTAGCAGTTACCTTACCAAGACGCTGCAAATGCCATGCTTCTGTGCGTTGCTCAATCATTGAACACTCTCCATTTCTTCGTAAAGTTCTAGCTCAGACATGATTAAACGCATAAGGTCAAATCTATCAAGTTCCATGTGTTCAGCAACACCAACTGTGGTTTCTA